ATGCGTTTCGCCGCCATCGTCATTCTTGGCCTCGCCCTTCCCGGATCGCTGCCTGCCGCCGCCAGCGCGGCCGCGACCCCGACGCGGCTGACCGTCAGCGACATGAGGACCCGATCGGAGTGGATCGAGAGCCGCGCCTGGGGCGGTGGCGCGCGCTTCCTGTTCCTTTCGGACGACAATATCGAGCGGCGGATGCCGCGCGGCTATTCGCTGGGCGGGGGCGGGCCCGAATTCACGTTCGGCTGCAGCCGCCCCGACCCGTCCCGCAGCCACTGGCGGTTCCGGGTGGATTTCTCGCCGGCCGGCAATGGCATCACCGGCGCCGACGAACGCGCCCGCAGCCGCGCCGACGCTTATTATTTCGGCGCGCCCGGCGTGGTGATCCTGATCGACGAAATGGACGATGAGATGGGGCGCTTCCCGCTTCGGCCGGGCGCGGACGGCGCCGGCCTCGAGACCGGGCCGCTGCCGCCCGCGGACGTCGAGCGCTTCATGAATGCCTCCGGGATCCGCGCCGAAACGCCCCGGATCCGGTTCGAATCCGGAACCATCGGGCTGCAGCGGGTCTTCCTGGCGCTGGCGCAGACCCCTTGCGGCGTGAGGCGTTGACCATGGCCGTACGCGGCCCCGGCGGCTGGAGAACTGGCCTCGGGAAGGGGAGGGTGTGTTGACTGTAGCCCGCTGGCTGTTGAGTCTTCTGGCCGCCGCCACCGCGCCGGCCGCCGCCGCCGATCCGCTGCCCGGCCGGCCGGACAATGCGCGCGCCGCCGGCGTGCGGTTCGTGGAGACGGCGCCGCCCTTCGCTCCGGACGAGGCGGCACGGGCCTATCCGCTCTTCCGCGAGCGCTGCGCCTGGCGGCCCCGGAGCATGCGGGACGAGGTGAGCGGGCTCGTCGAGTTTGCGGACTGGGCAGAACCCTGCCGGGAGGCGGAGGCGGCGCCGTCGCCAACGCCGGCGCAGGCCGCGGCGTTCTTCCGCCGCCATTTCGAGCCGGTGACGATCGCGGCCAGCGAGACGCAGCTGCGCGTCCGCGACATCTGTCCGGACGCGGCCTATGCCCGGTTCGCGGGGGCCGGCCGGCTGGACGGCTCGGGTCTCTACGTGCCGATGGGTGCGCCGGTGCGCTTCCTGTTCACGAACGACGCCCGGCTCGAGCGCCTGTGGATCGTCGATGCGGCTCCGGGCGAGCGGCGGAGCGGGTCCTACGACCATTACCGGCTCGACCTGTTCGCCGATCAGGCCTGCTCCCGGGGCGCTGAAACCAGCCGGCAGGTGCGGGCGCGGGTTCTGATCTACCTGCCACGCGCGGCGACGGCGCGTCTGCGCGCGGGGACGGAGCCGGCCGCCCCGCTGGCGCCTGCCGCCGCCCCCCGGATGCCCGAAGGGGCTCTTCCGGTTGTGACCGTCACTGTGCCGCCGGCGCCGCCATCGCCGCCTGGTTCACGACCGGCGTTGCCGCCACGCGATGCGATCGCGGCGGGGGTGCGGGTCGCGGACGGGGCGCCGGCATTGTCCCCGGCCGAGGCGGCGACGGCCTGGCCGGCTTTGCGCGAGCAGTGCGAACGGCGGTCCCGGGGCGATCATCAGGATTTGAGCGGGTTGACCGAACTGGTCGACTGGCGCCTGGCCTGCGTCGAGGCGCTGTTCACCCCCGCCCCGTCGCCGATGGAGGCGGCGGCCGCCTTCCGGCGTCTCTTCGTGCCGGTGGCGGTCGATGGCGGTGGAGCGAATCTGCGGGTGAGCGAGACCTGCCCGGACCCCACGACCAGCATGTTCGCCGGCATGGGGATGCTGCGTGGCTCCGGCCAATATGTGCCGCTCGGTGCACCGGTGCGGATCTCGGGCACGCGCGATGCTCGCGTCGATCGGGTCTGGGTTGTCCGTCGGGAATCGGCGGCGGAAGAGGAGGGGCCGCGCGGCCATTTCGAGCTCGACCTCGTCGCGCGGGGCCGGGTCTGCCCCCGGTTCGAGGAACTGAGCGACCGGCGCGTGCCGGCGCGAATCCTGATCTATGTGCCGCGCGCCGCCGCCGACCGGCTGGCGAGCGGCCCGTCGTCACGCGCCGATCGATGAAGCCGGTGAGCGAGCCACGATACGCGACGCGCGAAGTCTTCCGGACTTGTCGGGATGCGGGGAGTGAAGGGCAATGCGTAGTTTCCTCTTTCTCGGGCTGATCGCGCTCATGAGCGGGGCTGCCGCGGCGCAGGAGCCGCGGTCCGACGCTGGTCCGCGCGAGGCCGACTATTACGATCACCTGACCTATTATTGCACCCGGGGGATGGTGGCCACGCAGTTCACCGTCGCCCGGTCGCGCGCCACTCGCCGCCGCCAGATCGTCAGCACCCGCTTCACCTGGATACCCGCGGAGCGCGACACAGCGAGCCTGATCGCGACCTATGAGCGGACCGACGGACGCGGCCCGGTCGGGGATCCCGCGTCCCTGGCGATCGGGCTGCGGGCGACGATGGACAGCATGAGCTTCAGCCGCATCGAGATCGTTCCGGCCGGCCCGGACGGCGCGGCGGGCCCCGGCATGGCGCCGATGACGATCGGACGGGAACTCGTCAACGGCTACTGGCCGGATCGTGCCACGTGGCCGTCGCTCTTCCTTCTCGGGTCGCCCGTCGAGACGGCGGCGCTTCGGCGGATGGTGCAGGCCGGGGCGGCGCGCGCGACCCTGATCGAAACCCTGCCCGGGCGGCCCGACCGGATCGTTTCGACCGGGCGGGTCGACGCGGCGACGCTGGACGAGGCGCGGCAGGCCTTCGCCGCCTTGTGGCCGACCCTGGAGCGCATGGCCCGCAATCCGCGCGTCCGTTGCGCGCCGGGTGGCCAGGCGCCGCCCGCGCCGCCGCCGGATTGACGGACGCCGCCTGGGCGGGGAAACCGGGAGCGAGATGAGCAATCACGGGCCTGCGGGCATTGAGGGACCCGGAGGCCCCGACAGGGGGAGGAACCGATGGGGGGATCGGGTTTCGCGGTGATCGCCGCGGCATTGCTTGCAGCGCAATCGAGTGCGGAGGCTGAGTCCTGCGCGATCAACTACACGACGGACGACGCGATCTCCGCGCTCATTCGCGACAGGGGTTTCTCGTTCGACACGTTCGACCAGCTGTGCGCGGCGTTGCGCCAGCACGGCCTGCAACTGGTCATCGTCGGCGGCAAGGGCGTGATGGAGGAGCGCGCCTATGGCTGGGCGTCAATCTCGGCGCGCCGCATCGCGACCCGCGCGCAGAGCGACATCAATTTCAACTCCATCACGCTGTACCAGGACACGGACGCGACGGCGGCCGCCGATGCGCTGCACGAGTCGATCAACGGCTCGGCGAACGGGATCGCCGACGACATGGCGGAGCTCGTCCAGTCGGTCGAGCAGGAGGAAGCGCGGCTGCGTGCCGCCTTTTCAGGGGGCGACAGGCGCGAACGCTGAAGAGATTCACCATATTGGTTCTTTTATGTTGACATCGTCACGCTAATATGGTACTCGTTCGCCAAGCTGGACAAATGTAGCTGAGTCGCACCGCTTCGGCGGAGACGGGCCTCCTTCGCGGGGCCCGTTTTCATTTGGGCGGCCGGGGCTTTTCGAAAGGAGTGGGACATGGGGCGTCGGCAGCCGGAACTGACTCGCGCGGCGTTCGGGCGGCCGCAACTGCAGAAGCCCAAGGCGAAGGCGTTCACCAAGGACAAGGAGGACAGGTTCCTCGCCGCGCTGGCGGCGACCTGCAACGTCGCCCGGTCGGCGCGGCGCGCGAGGGTCAGCAAGGCCGCCGTCTACGACCGTCGCCAGAAATCCGCCGCTTTTCGCGCGCGCTGGGCGGCGGCGGTGAGCGAGGCCTATGCCAGTCTCGAGCTCGCGATGCTCGAGCGGATGATGAACGGCACGGTGAAGACGGTGCGGCGGGCCGACGGATCGGTGGACGAGACGCGCGATTATCCGAACGCGATCGCGCTGCAATTGCTGCGGCTGCATCGCGACACCGCCGCGGAGGCGGACCGCGAGCATGATCCGGAGGAGATCGACGAGGTCCGCCAGCGCCTCGCCGAGCGGATCGAGCGGCTGCGCCAGCGGATCGAGGCGGAGACGAAGCGCGGGCCGGCGGGCGATGCGGCGCCGGATGCGAGCCCGGCACCGGACGACGCATGAACCGGCACGCGCTGGCCGAGCAGATTCGGCTGCTTTCCGGCAAGAGCCCGGAGGTCGTACGGCGCTTGCTGGCCGGCATGACGCCCGCGGATGTCCTGCGCACCGATGCCGATTTCGAAAGCTGGGCCGACGACGGCCAGCATCCACCGGCCGGCGAGGGCTGGCGGACCTGGCTGATGATGGCGGGGCGCGGCTACGGCAAGACCCGTGCCGGGGCGGAGTGGATCACCCGGCTGGCGACGGGGCGCAAGGGCAGCGCGATCGCGCTGGTCGGCGCGACGATCGACGACGTGCGCAAGGTGATGATCGAGGGCGAGAGCGGGCTGATCGCGGTTGGCGCGCGCTATGGGCGCAGGCCGAAATGGGAGCCGAGCCTTGGGCGCCTCAGCTGGCGCGGGGGCAGCACGGCCCATTGCTATTCGGCGGAGACTCCGGACGGGCTGCGCGGGCCGCAACATCATTTCGCCTGGTGCGACGAACTCGCCAAATGGGCGCGCCCCGAGGCGACCTGGGACAATCTCCAGTTCGGGCTGCGCGCCGGGCCGCGGCCGCGGGCGCTGGTCACGACGACGCCGCGGCCGATCCCGCTGCTGACGAGGATCAGGGCGGAGCGCCGGACGATCACGACGACCGGGCGGACCAGCGACAATCTGACGCTGTCGCCCGACTTCGTCGCGCTGATGCTGGAAACCTATGGCGGCACCCGTCTGGGCCGGCAGGAACTGGACGGCGAACTCTTCGAGGAGGTCGAGGGCGCCCTGTGGACCCGCGCGCTGATCGAGAAGCGGCGGGCCAGGGCCCCCGACACGTTCCGGCGCGTGCTGGTGGGCGTCGACCCGCCGGCCGGCGCCGGGACGTGCGGGATCGTGGTGTGCGGATTGGGCACGGACGGGATCGGCTATGTGCTCGACGATCGCAGCGTCGGGGGGCGATCACCGGAAGGCTGGGCGCGGGCGGTGGTCGACGCGGCCGCAGCCTGGGGCGCCGAGCGGGTCGTGGCCGAGACCAACCAGGGCGGGGCGATGGTCGAGAGCATCCTGAAGGGCGTCGACGCGGCGTTGCCGGTGCGGCCGGTGACCGCGCGCTACGGCAAGGCGCAGCGCGCCGATCCGGTGGCGCTGCTGTTCGAGCGCGGCAAGGCGATGTTCGCGGGAGCGTTTCCGGAGCTGGAGGACGAGCTGTGCGGGCTGATCGCCGGCAGCGGCTATGACGGGCTCGGACGGAGCCCGGACCGGGCCGACGCGATGGTCTGGGCGATGGCCGAGCTGACCGGCGGCACGGTGTGGGAGCCGCGGGTGAGGGGTCTCTAGGCGGTCTGGCGCCGGCGGGCTATGCTTCCGGCCGGGGAAGGGGAAAGGCCATGGGAGAGGTGAAGGCGCGGCTGATCGGACTGGTGGCAATCGTGGTGGGCGCGGCGCTCGCCTGGTATTTCGGGTTCAAGCCGCTGGAGGAGGCCCGCGCGGGCGCGCAGGAGGTCTCCTATTCGGTCAAGATCTTCCTGGTGGCGCCGATGGCCATCGTATTCGGCCTGTTCCTGCTGTTCGGCGGGGCAAAGGTGGCGGACGTGGTGACGGAGCCGCCGCGGACGCGGCGGCAGCACCTGATCGTGTGGCCGCTGTTCGCGCTGGCGCTGGCCGCCGGCGGGCTCGGCTGGTGGTGGATGGACGGGCAGCTCGCGGCGCTCGGGTATCAATAGGACAGGCTGACCGGAAGCGGCAGTGACGCTGCCGTGACGCTGATCCGGGTCGAGCGGTTTCCGCCGCCCGACCCGCCGGCCGGACGGGCCGGCTCCGGCCGCGGGGACGGCCGCGTTGAGAGGAGACGAGCATGAAATGGTTTGGCCGGAAGGCCGCCCGGGCGTCCGGGCGGCCTTTTCTGTTTGCAGGATTGCGCGGCCTCCTTGCCGCCGAGCCCTGGCCGCGAGCCTATGAGGCGCAGGTGCGCGAGGCCTATCTCGGCAACCCGGTGGCGCAGCGCGCGGTGCGGCTGGTGGCGGAGAGCGTCGCCGGGGTACCGGTCTATGCGCTGGCGGGCGGCCCGGCGCCGGCGGCGACGCTGGTGACGCCGGCACTGCTTGAGACCGCGGCGACGCAATTGCTGCTGCACGGCAATGCGTTCGTGCAGGTCGTGCAGGACGGAGAGGGGCGCGCGGCCGAGCTGTTCGCGCTCCGGCCCGAGCGGGTGACGATCGAGGGCGATGCGAACGGCTGGCCAGCGGCCTATGTCTACAAGGTCGGCGAGGTGAAGAGCCGGATCGCCGCGCGCGACGGGCTGGGGCGGCCGGGGCTGGTCCATGTGAAGGCGGCCCATCCGCTGGACGACCATTACGGGCTCGGCTGTCTCGGTGCGGCGGCGGGGGCGGTGGCGGTGCACAATGCGGCGGCGAAGTGGAACAAGGCGCTGCTCGACAATGCCGCGCGGCCGTCGGGGGCCCTGATCTACGAAGCGGGCGATGGCGCGGCGCTGTCGGCCGACCAGTTCGACCGGCTGCGCGCCGAGATGGAGGCGCAGTTCGCCGGCAGCGACAATGCCGGGCGGCCGATGCTGCTCGAGGGCGGCCTCAGATGGCAGGCGATGAGCCTGACGCCGGCGGACATGGATTTCGTCGGGCTGAAGGCGGCGGCGGCGCGGGAGATCGCGCTGGCGTTCGGAGTGCCGCCGATGCTGCTCGGGCTGCCCGGCGATTCGACCTACGCCAATTACAAGGAGGCCAACCGGGCGCTGTGGCGGCTCACCGTGCTGCCGATGGCGGGGAAGATCCTGCGCGGCATCGGCGACGGTCTGGCGAGCTGGTGGCCGGGACTGCAGCTCGCCGTCGACATCGACCAGGTGTCGGCGCTGAGCGAGGACCGCGAGCGGCTGTGGGCGCAGGTGAGCCGGGCCGATTTCCTGAGCGACGCGGAGAAACGCGGGATGCTGGGCTTCGAGGAGGCAGGATCATGACGTCGAACACCACATCGATGCTGGCGCTGCTGGTCGCGCAGGCGGAGGGGCAGGGGGCGGACCTGGTGACGCTGCGCGCGCTCATCGAGGAGGCGAGCGGGGTCGGCGCCGAGCGGGCGCTCGCCGCGCTCGGGCTCACCGACGAGAATGCACGGCGGGACATGGACGACCTGCGCGAGCTGCTGCGTGCCTGGCGGGACGCCAAGGCCTCGGCCTGGAAGGCGGTGGTGAGCTGGGCGGTCCGGATCGTGCTGGCGCTGCTCGTCGTCGGCATGGCGGTGAAGATGGGGCTGCCGGAGCTGATGCGGCCATGAGGTTCGCGGGCTATGCGGCGATCTACGACCGGCCGGACCGGGGCGGAGACGTGGTGCGGGCGGGTGCGTTCGCACGGAGCCTCGGGCGCGGGGCCGGGGCGGTGCCGTTGCTGTGGCAGCATGATCCGGCGCGGCCGATCGGCCGGATCGAGTATCTGGAGGAGGACAAGCGTGGCCTGCGCGTGATCGGGCGGCTGGCGGACCCGCGCGCCGCGCGGCTGGTGCGGGCGGGGGCGATCCGGGGGCTGAGCTTCGGCTACCGGGTGCGCGCGGCGACCGGGGCGGGGCCGCGCGAGCTCACCGAGCTGGAGCTGGTCGAGGTGAGCCTGGTGACGCTGCCGATGCAGCCCCGGGCGCGGGTGCACGCGGTGGAGGGTTGAGAGCGGCGTCCTTTCGTCATGCCGGGCTTGACCCGGCATCCACCTTCTTTCAGCCAATGTGCATGAGAAGAAGAAGGATCCCCGGATCAGGTCCGGGGTGACGGCAGGAAAGGGTGGCCCGACCATGGGGAAGCTCAAGCGCAAGGACTATGAAGCGCTGCTCGCGCCGATGAAGGAAGAGCTGATCGAGATGGCGCACTGGGTCGCCGAGACCCGGCAGCGGCTCGTGATCCTGTTCGAGGGGCGGGATACGGCCGGGAAGGGCGGGGCGATCCGCGCGATCTCGGAGACGCTCAACCCCCGGCAATGCCATGTCGTCGCGCTCGCCAAACCCTCCGAGCAGGAGGCGGCGCAATGGTATTTCCAGCGCTATGTCGCCCACCTGCCGGCCAGGGGCGAGATCACCCTGTTCGACCGCAGCTGGTACAATCGGGCCGGGGTCGAGCGGGTGATGGGCTTCTGCAGCGAGGAGCAGGCGACCGCCTTCCTCGCGGCGACGCCGGTGCTCGAGAAGCAGCTCGTGGATGACGGCATCCTGCTGTTCAAATACTGGCTCTGCTGCGATCAGGAGAAGCAGGAAGAGCGGTTCGCCGAGCGGCTGAACGACCCGCTGAAGAGCTGGAAACTGTCGCCGATCGACCTCGAGGCGCGGCAGAGATACGGGGACTATACCAGGGCGCGCGAGGAGATGCTGGCGGCGACGCACACGGACGTGGCGCCGTGGACCCTGGTCGACTTCAACGACCAGAAGCGGGGCCGGCTGACGCTGATCCGGGATCTGCTGGACCGGTTGCCGGAGCTGAAGCTGCCGGCGGCGGACGTGAAATATCCGGCGCTCAGGGGCAAGCCGCTCAAGGAGAAGTTCGGGGTGGTGAAGCCGATTGCGGGATTTTCCGCCCGCTAGGCCGTCAGATGCCCAGCCATTCCAGACCGGCGGGAAGGTCGTCGGCGCTGTAGAGGATTTGAAGAACACGTCGGCGTGACGGTGTCGCGGCGCGGGCGGACGCATGAAGGATCGGAGTGGCATAGAGCCAGAGATCGCCGCTTTGGGCCTCGCATGAGACCGCGCCGAGTTTGGCGACGACGTCAAAGATCTGCGATTCCGGAAGTGGGCCGCGGCGATGCGAGCCGGGTGCGATCAGCAATGGCGCATTGTCGGGGCCGACCGGATCAAGATGGATTCGGACCGTCAACATGCGTTCGAGGATTGTGAACGGTGGGACCACATGGGGAATATCGTGCTTCACCGTCCAGTCGGTAAAGCCGGGCACGTCGATCCGGGTCCGCACGGCAATGGTGCGGTCCTGATGCCAGCCGAGTGCCCAGTTTCGTGCCGGCGACTTGTCGAAAAGGGTGGCGCGCACCGGGCGGGCCTCGCGGCCGAGGATTGAACCGGCGATCCGGGTTGCCGGCCGGACGGTTTCCGCAAGGCCAGGGATCGGGTTGAGGCGGGTGCCGGGTCGGTTCTCGGGCAGGCCCAGAAACAGCGTTTCAAGGTTTTTCGTTTCGACGGCGTCGAACGCGGCGGGGAAATGCTGCGCACCGTCGGGATCGAACTGCATGCTGCGAGGCATGGTCCACCAGTGAAGGAAAGGTGGATGCCGGATCGCGTCCGGCATGACGGTTTGTCGTGGGTGAAGCGGATCAATCGAGGAGAAGGTGGATGATCGAGGTGAAGGCGGATGCGCTGGAGGCGTCGTTCGGGGCGCTGGAGCGGGAGGATGAGGATGTGACGGCATTGCGCGGCGAGGTGGCGGCGCTGAAGGCGCGGGTGGAGGCGGGGGCGCTTGCGGACGCGCGGCCGGCATTGTCCGGGGTCAAGGCCGACAGCGCCTCGCCCTTCGTCGAGCGCTATCTGCGCAAGGGGCTCGAGGCCGGGCTGGAGCTCAAGGCGCTGTCGGGCGCGAGCGATGCGGCGGGCGGCTATGCGGTGCCGGAGGAGATCGACGCGGCGATCGAGCGGACGCTCGCCGCGGTCTCCCCGATCCGGGCGATCGCCAATGTCGTGAAGGTGGGATCGAGCGGCTATCGCAAGCTCGTCACCTCGGGCGGTACGCCGTCGGGCTGGGCGAGCGAGACGGCGGCGCGGCCGGAGACGGCGACGCCGACCTTCAACGAGATCGCGCCGCCGTTCGGCGACCTCTACGCCAATCCGGCGGCGAGCCAGGCGATGCTCGACGACGCGGCGTTCGACGTCGAGGCCTGGCTTGCCGACGAGATCGCGCGGGAGTTCGCGCGGGCGGAGGGCGCGGCGTTCGTGTCGGGCAACGGCAGCAGCAAGCCGCGCGGCTTCCTCGCTTCGCCCAACGCGGCGACGGCGGACGGCGTGCGGCCGTTCGGGACGCTGCAATTCCTCACCACCGGCGTCGCCGGCAACTTCCCCGCGAGCAACCCGCAGGACAAGCTGATCGACCTCGTCCAGGCGCTGCGTTCTCCCTACCGGCAGGGCGCGAGCTTCGTGATGAACTCGGCGACCGCGGCGCGGATCCGCAAGTTCAAGACCTCGGACGGCGCATTCATCTGGCAGCCGGGCCTGGTGGCGGGACAGCCCGACAGCCTGCTCGGCTATCCGGTAGTGGAGGCCGAGGACATGCCGGATGTGGCGGCGGACTCGCTGTCGGTCGCGTTCGGCAACTTCAGGGCGGGCTATCTGATCGCCGAACGGGGCGAGACGCAGATCCTGCGCGACCCCTTCACCAACAAGCCGTTCGTCCACTTCTACGCGACCCGGCGGGTCGGCGGGCAGGTGATGAATTCGGAGGCGATCAAGCTGCTGAAGTTCGCGGTCTAGCCGGACCGCACATCCCAAGGCTCCGTCCGAGAGCGGGCGGGCCTGCGCCGGGCCGGAGTCCCCTTGTTCCGGTCCGGCGCACCGAGGTTCGCGGCGATCGCGAACGCTGCAGACAGGACACTGCCATGCGCTTCTATCTCAAGGACCCGGAGTCGCGGGTCGACTATGCGATCGACTGGTCCGGCCATCTCGGCGGGCAGGCGATTGCCGACAGCCTGTGGTCGGTCACCCCCGCCGAAGCGGGCGGCATCGGCGTCGAGGCGTCGAGCTTCGACCCGGGCGGGAGCGCCGCGCGGCTGAGCGGCGGCGTGGCCGGCCACGTCTATTCGGTGGGCAACCGGATCACGCTGACCGACGGCCGGATCGACGAACGCTCGATCACCCTGCGCGTGGAGCACCGGTGATGGGCGCGGCGATCGGTCCGGCGGCCATCTCGCTGCCGGAACTCAAGGCGTTCCTGAGGATCGGCCATGACGACGAGGACGCCCTGCTCGCGGGGCTTGTCCGCAGCGCCGTCGACGCCTGCGAGGCGTTTACCGGCCGGCTGCTGATCGCGCGCGCGGTCGATGAAATGCTGGCGGCGTCGACGCACTGGGCGCGGCTCGGCATGGCGCCGGTGAGCGTCATCGAGTCTCTCGCCGGCGTTGCGTTCGACGGCGCGGAGATGCCGCTTCCTGCCGACGCGTTCGCGATCGACATCGATGCGGCGGCCGAGGGATGGGTCCGTCTCCTTCGCCCGATCGACGAGAAACGGATTCGCGTCAGGTATCGCGCGGGACTGGCAGCGAATGCGGCGAGCCTGCCCGAGGCGCTTCGCCACGGCGTCGTTTGTCTTTCGGCCCATCTTTATGCCCATCGCGACCGATCCGGGGATCAGGCGCCGCCGGCGGCGGTCAGCGCGCTCTGGCGGCCGTGGCGCCGGCTTCGATTGAGATGAGGCGCGGTATGCTCGAGGGGCTCCTGGCCCGGGTGGAAGACCGGGCGCGCCACCTGGCTGATCGCCACCGGACGGTGCTTGCGCGGCGCCTTGCCACGGAGGCGCCGCCGGATGTCGTGGTCGAGACGGACGCCGAGGCCGTCAGGCTGTCCGCGCGCGGCCTGAGCCGGCGCCTCGCTCTCGATCCGGCAATGCACTGGCTGTTCGCGGAGACGGGACGATGATCGTGGCGAGCGAGGCGCTGGTGGCGGCGACGATCGCGCGGCTCAAGGCGGTCACGGCGCTGGCCGGCGTGCACGAGGACGCGCCGATCCAGGCGTCCCGGCCCTATGCGACAGTGGCGGCGGGACCGGAGGTGGACTGGAGCCACAAGACCGGCCTGGGCCGGGAGGTCCGGCTGGCGGTGACGGTTCGCGATGCGGGCGAGCGCCCGGAGCGGCTGCGCCGGCTGATGGCCGCGGTCGAAACCGAAATGGCGGACCTGGAGACGACAGCCGGCTGGACGATCGTGACCGCAACATTCCTCCGCAGCCGGATTGTCGCGACCGACAAGGCCGGCTGGGCGGGCGTCCTCGACTATCGCATGCGCATGCTCGCGACGCCCTGAGGACGCCGTCGCGCTATTGCGGGGTCGCGGGGGCCGGTTCCGTGGGCGTCGCCGGGGCCGGGGCGGGAGCCGCCTGCGGCGCCGGCGCCGGATGCGCCATCGAATATTCGTCGCGGTAGCGCTCGACCATGTTGGCGCGGATGTCCCCCATGGTCATGCGGGCGTCCTCCTCGGCCGCAGCGCGGGTGCTGGCGTTGCGGCCGTCGCGCGCGACGATCGCGGCCTGGAACGCGTTTCCGCGATCGCCGCACTGGCTGGACAGCGCGGCTTCGAACGCGGCGGGCTCGGCATTCGCCTCGAGCTGGGCGCGCAGAAATTCGCGAAGGCAGGTCGAATAGGCATCGCGGGCAGCGTTGACGCCGTCGCCCTGCATGGCCGCGCCGGCGGCAAGCGCAAGCACCAATGAAAGCATCCCAACCCCCATATTATCAGTTGCTTGATGAGAAGGAGATTGCGCCATGAGCGCCGAAAAAGGAAGCGCATTCTTGTTGAAGGTGGGCAATGGTGCAGCCCCGCCGAGCTACGCCACGATCGCCGGCATGCGGACCACCCAGATGTCCGTGAACGGCGAGGCCGTGAATGTCACCAGCAAGGACTCGGGCGGGTGGCGCGAACTCCTGTCCGGCGCGGGAGTGAGGTCGGTCTCGGTCGCGGCGAGCGGGATTTTCACCGGATCGACGGCTGAGGTGCGGCTGAAGTCGAACGCGCTCGGCGGCCTCGTCGACGACTACGAGTTGAGCTTCGAAAGCGGCGAGCGAATGCGCGGGCGATTCCTGGTGACCCGCCTCGACTATGCCGGCGACCACAATGGCGAGCGCACCTACACGCTGGCGCTCGAAAGCGCCGGCGCGGTGGCAGCGGCATGACCCGCCCGGCCAATCCGGCCCGGGGCGAAGCCCGGATGGTCGTGGCCGGGGAGACCCTGGTGCTGCGGCCGAGCTTCGCGGCGCTGGTGGCCGCCGAGGACGAGCTGGGCGCGCTGTTCGCGGTGGTCGAGCGCGCGGCGGCGGGCGAACTCAGGCTGGGCGAGATCGCCACCCTGTTCTGGCACTGTATCGCGGACCGATCTGAGGCCTGCACGCGACAGCAGGTCGGGCAGGCGATCGCGGAAGGCGGACTGGTCAAGGCGACGCCGGTCCTGCGGACGCTCCTTGCCCAGATCCTGCAGGGACGTGTTTAGCGCCGCCGCGTACCGGCTGGCCGGACTGGCCGGCGCGATACTGGGATGGCGGCCGGACGAGTTCTGGGGCGCGACGCCTTCCGAGCTGGCGACGGTCCTCGCGGCGATGGCCGGGGATGTGGCGACGCCGGTGTCCTCCGGCGAATTGCGGCGGCTGATGGAGATGTTTCCCGATGGATGAAGAGATCGAGCGGCTGATCGTCAGCGTGCGGGCCGACACCTCCTCGTTCGCGCGCGATGTCGCCGCGATGCGGGCGGAACTCGACGGGCCGTTCGCTGCCCGCGCCGACCGCGCCGGTCGCGCCGTGGAGGTCGCGCTGGCGCGGGCGGTGCGGACCGGCAAGCTGGGGTTCGAGGATCTGAAGCGGATGGTGCTTTCGACGATGGTGGAGATCGCTGCCTCATCGATCCAGGGGGGGCTGGCCGCGATCCTGGGCGGTGGAAAGGGGGCCGGCGGCCTGATCGCGTCCCTGGCAGCGGCCCTCGCCGGTGCGCCGGGTCGCGCGACCGGCGGGCCGGTGGCGCCGGGCCGGCCCTATCTGGTGGGCGAGCGCGGGCCGGAGCTGTTCGTTCCGACCGCGAGCGGACGGGTGGAAACCTTGCGGGGAGGGCCGGCGCGCGACGTTCGGCTCAGCATCACCGTCAATGCGCCGGCTGGCGGGGAGGCCGGCGCGCTCCGGTCATCGAGCCGGCAGGTGGCGCAGGCCGTCAGGCGAGCGCTGCTGCAGATGGAGGATTGAGATGGGCCATTGGCTGGCGCCGGTGGGCGGCGCCAACACCCTGGACACGGTGAAGCGGTTCGACGCGCGCTACTGGACCGTCGATTTCCCGCGGCCGATGATGGCGAGCGTCGTCACCACCGGGCCGGATGCGCTCCGGATCGAGGCGGTGTTCTACAGGGCCGATGACCTCGCCGGACTGATCTGGGAAGCAGAGGACCGGTGGGATCATCCGCTGCTAAAGTATGAGACTTCAAGAGATTTTCGAAATTGCCGGCTGTCGTTCCGCTGGCGGTCGAGCGGGCTGAAGGGGCTGGATGCCGTCAACGGTCCGACGCTGACCATCGAAGGGCGCGATATGGCGGGCGCCGCGCGGACCTGGTTCGTCCGGCTGTGGAATCACGCGGACGGCGTGCCGGACGATGCCGGGATCGTGCTGGATTTCGACGCGCTGGCGGGCGGCTGGGATGCCGACGACCCGGTCTGGGCGGGCGATGTCGACCGGATGTTCATCTCGCTCGCGCCGCCCGGCTTCAACGGAACCGGGGCGCCGCTTTCGAGCCCCGCCGAAGGATGGGCGGAGCTGAGCCAGATCGCATGCGGGGGATCCGGATCGACGCTGGGGATCGGTGATACGCTCGTCCCCGAGCACGAACTGCGGATCGCGACGGGGTATGGCGACCTCTACCATCTGACGCCGGCAAGGGTGATGCGCAACGTGACCTGGCTCGGCTATCGCAAGGTCATCAATCATTATGTCGGCATGAGCCACTATTTCCGCCTCGAGGCGCTGGGCGGCGGCTTCTATGCGAGCCTGGCCGGCGGAGTGCTGAACGGACCCTGCGCGGCGTGGCATCGGGATTTCGCGGCGCAGGCCAGGCTCCATGGCTGCGAGCTGATCGTCTCGCTCTCCTACGAGCTGCTCGACCAGCATTGCTGGAACGACTGGAAGCAGCGTGCGGCGGACGGATCGCCGGCGCTGACCGGATGGGACCCGCCCTCCGCATTGCTGTCGCCGGCGCACGAGGGTGCGATGGGCTATTTGCGGCTCGTCGCCAAGGCGTTCGCAGCGATCCTTGTCGACGCCGGCCTGCCGGTGCGGTTCCAGGTGGGGGAGCCCTGGTGGTGGGTGACCACGGACGGACGCATCTGCCTCTATGACGCGGCGGCGGTGGCGGCATTCGATCCGGTATCGATCGCCGATGTGCGGGCGCCTCTTGGTGCGCTGCAGAAGGCGACACTGGATGCCGCCGGCGAACTGCTGGCGTCGTCGACGGCGGCATTGTGCAGCGCCGTTCGCGAGGTGGCCGCGGACGCGGAGACGCTTTTGCTGGTCTACCTGCCGACCGTGCTCGATGCGGGCGCCCCGGAGGTGAAGCGGGCCAATGTGCCGGTCGGCTGGGCCGCGCCTGCTTTCGACGTGCTCCAGCTCGAGGATTATGACTGGGTGACGTCCGGCCGGGCGGGCGCCACGGCGCCCGCCGCGGAAGCGATGAACGAGCGGCTCGGCTATCCGCCCGAAACGCAGCATTATCTCGCCGGCTTCGTGCTGGTCGCCGAGGACAAGGATCAGTGGCAGCCGATCGCATCGGCCATCGATCGGGCGACAGGGCGGCGCGCGGCAGAGGTGTTCGTCTGGGCCCTGCCTCAAGTGCTGCGCGACGGCTTCGTCCATTTTGGTGAAGGAGACGGCGAGGTGGAGGCTTTCGACGACGTGCGCTTTCCGATCGGGCTGGGGCGGGAGGCGCGGGTGGAGCCGGCCTTCTCGACCGCGATCGTGACGACCGCGAACGGGGCCGAACAACGCAACTCCGATTGGGCGGATGCCCGGCTGCGGTTCGATGCGGGCCCGGGCGTGCGTGCAGAGGCCGATATCCATGCGCTCCTCGGGTTCTTCCGGGCGCGGCGCGGCGCGGCGATCGGGTTTCGTCTCGAAGATCCATTCGACAACAGTTCCAACGGGATGACGGGCATTGCTGGAGCGGAAGATCAGGATATCGGCATCGGCGATGGGGCGCGAACGGACTTCGCGCTCACCAAACGCTATGGCAGCCAGGAGCGACGGATCACGCGGCCGGTTCCAGGCAGCGTCCGGATCGCTGTCGACGGGATCGAACGGATGAGCGGATGGACGCTCGGCGGGAAGGGCATGGTCAGCTTCAGCACGCCGCCCGCCACCGGGCAGGCTGTGACGGCCGGATTCCGCTTCGACGTTCCGGTGCGGTTCGCCGAAGACCGGCTCGAGTTCAGCCGGGCGACCTTTGCGGCGGGCGACATTCCGTCTGTACCGCTGATCGAGATCAGGGAATGACGACGTGCCGAGCTTTGTCGAACAGGATCTTGCGACCATTGCCCTGTGCTGGCGGCTGGAACGCCGGGACGGGGTGGCCCTGGGCTTCACCACGCACGACCGCGATCTTTCGATCGACGGACTCACCTATCGCGCGGCGCCCGGAATGCTGCCCTCGTCGATCGCCGTCTCGGACGGGTTCGACGCGGACGCGCTTGATGTGGAGGGTGCGCTGACCAGCGACGCGATCCGCGGCGGCGATCTGCGCGCCGGCCGGTGGGACAGCGCATCGGTGGCGGTGTTCATGACCGACTGGGAACATCCTTCCGGCGAGAAACTGCATGTCGCGCGCGGGAAGCTGGGTGAGGTGACGATCAGGGGTGCGGGCTTCGAGGCAGAGCTCCGGGGACCGGCTGCCTGGTTCGACCGGCCCGCGGTCGAACAGACTTCGCCCGAATGCCGCGCGATGCTCGGGGACCGGCGTTGCCGGATCGACATGGCGTCGCGGATCCGGCTGACCCGGATTTCCGCCGTGATCGCCGACGATGTGATCGACGTGGCCGCGAGCATCGCAGGGAACGGCCATGCTTATGGACGATTGCGCTGGATCAGCGGAACGGGAAGCGGGCTCGAGAGCGCGATCCTGCGCTCCGAGGGCGCGCGGCTGACGCTGCGCGATGCGCCGGACTTCGTTCCGCAGGTCGGCGACCTGGTCGAGATCCGGGAGGGTTGCGACAAGAGCCTGGCAACCTGCGCGGGGCGCTTCGCCAACGTCGCGAACTTCCGCGGTGAGCCCCATTTGCCGGGCATGGACCTGCTGACGCGCTATCCGGGCGCCTGACCGGACAATCCTCCGCCGCGGAGCGTGCGGCGGACCTTCAACATCAAAGGAGAAACGCCATGCGGCTCTTTGCCTGCCTTGCATCGCTGCTGCTCGTCGGCGGCGCGTGCGCGCATATTCCCGACCATGTCCGGGTCGAGGTCGACGGGAGTACGATCGAGGTTATCAAGAAGCCGGCCGTCGCGCCCGCCGGCGATGAGGCATAGCGGCAGCTCCGTCGTCGAGCGCGCGCGCGCACTGGTCGGTACCCGCTTCCGCCCCAAGGGTCGGAGCCGCGCCAGTGGACTGGACTGTGTCGGCCTGGCCTCGGCGGCAACCGGCATCGCGCGCGTACCCGAGGGATATGCGCTGCGCGGCGGATCTGCCGTGCGAATCGCGTCGGAACTGCGGACGGCCGGTTTCCGGCGGTACGGAACGCCGGAGCCGGGAGACGTGCTCGTGCTGCAGACGGGGCCGGAACAGCTTCATCTCGGCGTGTGGACGGGCGGCGGGCTGGTGCATGCCGATGCCGGCCTGCGCCGGGTCGTCGAACGGCCAGGCATTCCGCCCTGGCCGATCATCGGCATCTGGCGGCGGATCATCGCGGAGGCGTGAATGGCAACTCTGATCCTCACCGCGGTCGGCAGCGCGATCGGCGGGCCGATCGGCGGTGCGATCGGCTCGATCCTTGGTCAGCAGATCGACCGATCGCTCTTCGCACCGAAGGCGCGGCAGGGGCCGAGGCTTGGCAGCCTGGCTGTGCAGACCTCCGTCTACGGCCAGGAGATTCCCAAGGTCTTCGGGATGATGCGCGTCGCCGGCACTGTCATCTGGGCCACCGATCTCATCGAGAGCCGTTCGTCAGGCGGCGGCGGCAAAGGGCGCCCGAAGACCATCACCTATGCCTATTCCGCCAACTTCGCCGTCGCCTTGTCGGGTCGGCCTGTCCTTGGTGTCCGGCGCATCTGGGCGGACGGCAAGCTGCTGCGCGGCTCTGCCGGAGATTTCAAGACTGCGACCGGCTATCGACTTCATCTGGGCCACGAGGATCAGAATCCGGACCCGTTGATCGTGTCGGCGGAAGGAGCGGGCCGGGCACCTGCGTTCCGGGGGATCGCCTATGCCGTCTTCGAGAACTTTCAGCTGGAGGACTATGGCAATCGCATCCCGTCCCTGACCTTCGAAGTCGAAGCCGATAGCGCGCCGGTCAGTATCGGCGCCATCGCCAAAACCCTGGCGGGAACGGGTGTCGCTGCGGGCGGCCCGACGGGGGAGATCACCGGCTATGCGGCCGCTGGCGGAAGCATTCGCGCAGCGATCGAGGCCCTGACGCAGATCGTGCCGGTGTCGATCACCGACCGGGATGGCGTTCTGAGGTTCGGGAATATTGCCAGCACGCCAGTGTCGATCGAGGTCCAGGAGGAGATCGAGCGGCGTCAGATCCTGCGACGCGCGGCGGACAGCGTCCCCGCCGAGGTCAGCCTGGCCTATTATGATGTCGCGCGAGACCATCAGGCGGGGCTTCAACGCGCCACGACCGGAGCGCCGGAGGGCGGGGTCGTCGATCGGCAGGATCTCCCGATTTCCATCTCGGCTGGTGGAGCGAAGGCCCTGGCCGAGGCGAGGCTGGCGTCGCTTCGGACAGGTCGGCTGAGTGCCAGGGTGTCGCTTGGCTGGAGGCGAAGCGCGCTGCATCCGGGGGACCTTGTGACGGTAGCGGGCGAAGCCGGCGTGTGGCGGACAAGGCGGCGAACGCTCGGGCCGATGTCGGTGGCGCTGGAGCTGACCCGGGTCAGCGGAGCGAGCTCATCCGGGGCTGTCACGGCGACGCCGGGTGCCGGCGTGCGCCAGCCTGATCTGGTCCATGGCCCGACGACGCTTCGGATGTTCGATCTCCCGCTGGGCGAACCACGGGGCGCTCAACCGCTGTTGTTCGCCGCGGCGGCCGGTGTCGAAGAAGGCTGGCGACGGGCCGCGTTGATCGCGAGTTTCGACGGAGGGATCAGCTGGCAGGATTGCGGCTCCACCGCCCCTCCGGCGGTCATGGGCATCGCGCTGACGACGCTGGCGCCGGCCGGCACGGCGTTGTTCGACGCGGCGTCGAGTGTCGAAGTCGAGTTGCTGAACGAATCGATGTGGCTGGAGACGATGGATGACGATGCGCTTGTCGGCGGCGCCAATCTCGCGGTCATTGGCGGCGAGCTTGTCCAGTTCGGCACCGCTGCCTGGCTGGGCGCCCGCCGGTTCAGATTGTCGCGCTTCCTGCGCGGCCGGCGCGGAACCGAATGGGCCATCCAGGGGCATGGCGCGGGCGATCCGTTCACGCTGATCGAGCCTGAGGCGCTCGCGGTGGTCGAAGCGCCCGTGGGGGCGACGGGCGGGTCGATCCGCCTCAACGCCAGCGGGGTCGGCGACCTCGAACCGGTGACGGCCGATCTCCCGGTGACTGCGGAATCGCTACGGCCGCCTTCGCCAGCGCATCTCGCCGCCAGGAGGTTCGCCAATGGCGACATTCATATTCGATGGGTCCGCCGGAGCCGCCTGGGCTGGTCTTGGGCCAGCGGGAGCGACACGCCGCTGGGCGAAGAAAGCGAAGCCTATCGGGTCACGCTGTCGGGAGCCGGCTTCGAGCGCAGTTCGACGACCGGAAGCCCGAGCCATCTCTACACCGTCGCCGAGCAGGCCGCCGACGGGTTGAGCGGCGCCCTCGGTATCTCGGTGACACAGATCGGAACCTATGCGGTGTCGCGCCCGGCGACGCTTCTCGTCGACCAGATCGGAGATTTTTCATGA